ATACTGGCCCAAATGCTGCTCGTAAAAAACCTTTGACTAAAAAAGTATCCCCAAGACTTTTAAGAGAAGGTGGTCCTAGAACAGAAAAAAACGTGGGGGCAGCAAAAGGTGGTATGATGACTAAAAAATCTACCGGTTATAATAAAGGTGGTATGCCTATGGTTATGAAGAATGGTAAAAAAGTTCCAGCGTATGCTGCTGACGGTGTTGGCAAAATGAATATGGGTGGAATGGCTAAGAAGAAGCCCACTACAAAAATGATGGGTGGAGGTATGGCTAAGAAGAAGCCTGCTGCAAAAATGATGGGTGGAGGTATGGCTAAGAAGAAAGCTGGTGCTTACAACTATGGCGGGATGGCTAAAAAGAAGAAGTAATGCATAGCGGGATTGCAATCTTGTATGTAGTCCTCTAAAGTAAAACATGGTATAACTGTCTTTGGTAATACAGAGGAGATATACCATGTTTAAAAAATGGCTTAAAAGAATACAAAAAACGCAGCAACTACGTGCAGACTACTGGTTGCTTATGAATATGTCAAATAAAGACTTGTTAGATATAGGAATTACACGTGGCGAAATCAAAAGCAAAATCTACCGTTAATGCGGCTAATAATTATACTAAGCCTACTATGCGTAAATCTCTTGTCGCATCCGTTAAGGCTGGCGGCAAGGGAGGAAGCCCCGGCCAGTGGTCAGGTAGGAAAGCCCAGATGGTTGCTAAACAATATAAAGCAAAAGGTGGGGGGTACAAAACGTGAAGGGTGTCAAACATTATAAAATTAATGGTTTAGAGTACAAAGGTAAAACACACAAGCATGAAGATGGTAAATTAATGACGGGTGTCAGAATGTCTAAAGGCTCTGTTCGTTTGTACCACTATAAAGACTTGAGTAAAAAATCGAAAGCAAAAGCTGATGAAACTACAAAAAAGTCAAAAAAGTCTTAAGTCTTGGACAAAACAGGATTGGAGAACTAAAAGTGGTAAACCTTCTACGCAAGGTCCAAAGGCTACGGGAGAGCGTTATCTCCCAGCTGCAGCTATTAAGTCTATGGGCGCTAAAGCGTATAGCGCATCTACAGCTAAAAAAAGAGCAGATACTGCAAAAGGTAAACAAGTTTCTAAGCAACCTAAAAAAGCATCTAAAGCTACTAAGCCGCACAGGAGAGTAACGTGAGTAAAAACTTGAACGAGAAGCAGCAACTTTTTATGCAAGTCTTATTTGATGAGGCTGGCGGTGATGTTGTTACAGCTAAGAAGATGGCTGGTTATGCTGATAGCACTGCTACACGTTTAATTGTAGAAGGTCTTAAAGACGAGATATTTGACGCTACAAAAACTTACATGTCTAGGCTAGGCCCTAAAGCTGCTGTAGCTTATGGTAGTGCTTTATCTGATCCTACACAGCTAGGCATTAAAGAAAAAATGGTTGCAGCAGGTCAAATTCTTGATCGTGCAGGTATTGTTAAAACAGAAAAAGTTACTGTAGAATCCAGCGGTGGCTTGTTTATACTGCCCCCTAAAGAAAAGTGTGAGTCTTGCAAAGACGGTACTTGTACGTGTAGTTAATATTAATGACTACATTTTTTCCTAATAACGACTTAGGTTTTTGGATGCTTCCTAAGCCTAACAATATTAAAAAGTGGGAGCGTGTACCTAGACTAGTAAAGCCTATACCTTGGGGGTATGAGGTAGACCCAGAAGACGAAAAGTGGTTAAACCCTATTGTTAAAGAATTAGAACTATTAGAGCTTGCAAAGAAACATTTAAAGCAGTATAGTTACAGAGAAGTATCTGCTTGGTTGACTACTCAGTCGGGTAGAAGTATTTCTCACATGGGTCTAAAGAAAAGAGTAGACATTGAGCGAAAACGTAAAACAGTTGCTAGAATTAAACGTGAGCTTGCCAAAAGGCTCAAAAAAGCCATCTCGCAATACGAAACGCTCGAAAAAGAAAGAGTTGGCTACTACACCTACAAAGACTAAAAAAGTTTCACGTGAAACATATACTGTTCCAGCTACGCCTATTGCTGCGCCGTTCAACGTAGAAGAAGCGCAAAACATTGTATTTCAGCCTAATCCCGGCCCACAGACGCAATATCTAGCTTCTAGTGAACGTGAAGTACTATATGGAGGTGCAGCAGGTGGAGGAAAAAGCTATGCAACACTTGCCGATCCTTTACGTAGTCTTAATCACAAAGAATTTAGTGGTCTGCTTGTACGACATACTACAGAGGAACTAAGGGAGCTTATTCAAAAAAGTCAAGAGTTATATCCTAAAGCTATTCCCGGTATTAAGTGGTCAGAGCGTAAGTCTCAATGGGTTACCCCTAGAGGTGGGCGAATCTGGATGAGCTACCTAGATAAAGACCAAGATGTTATGCGCTACCAAGGACAGGCGTTTAACTATATAGCATTTGATGAGTTAACTCAATGGGCTACACCCTTTGCGTGGAATTATATGCGGAGTCGCTTGAGGTCTGCAGCACCTGAACTAGGTCTGTACATGAGGGCTACAACCAATCCCGGTTCAATAGGGCATCAGTGGGTTAAAAAGATGTTTATTGATCCTTCTGAGCCTAATAAATCTTTCTGGGCTACAGATATTGAAACAGGGGATAGACTAGAGTACCCTAAGGGCCATACTAAAGGAGGTCAGCCTCTATTTAAACGTAGGTTTATACCTGCCAGTTTGTTTGATAACCCCTACTTAGCTGACAGTGGCGACTATGAAACTATGCTTTTGTCTATGCCAGAACATCAGCGTAAACAATTACTAGAAGGCAATTGGGATGTAAATGAAGGTGCAGCTTTTCCAGAGTTTAACAGAAAAGTTCATGTTATTGAACCTTTTAATATCCCAAATAGTTGGGCAAAATTCAGGGCTTGTGATTATGGTTATGGTAGCTGGACAGGTGTTGTATGGTTTGCTGTATCCCCTTCTGAGCAATTAATAGTATATCGGGAGATGTATGTTACAAAGGTAACTGCTACTGATCTTGCAGATATGATACTAGAAGCAGAGGCGGGTGATGGAACTATAAGATACGGCGTGTTGGACTCGTCCCTCTGGCATAAAAGAGGTGACACTGGACCCAGCCTAGCAGAGCAGATGATTATGAAGGGATGTCGCTGGAGACCTTCTGATCGTTCTAAAGGCTCTAGGGTTTCAGGTAAGAATGAGATTCACCGCCGTTTGCAGGTGGAAGAGTTTACTGAGGAACCCCAACTCGTATTCTTCTCCACCTGCACCCACTGTATAGCACAAATACCTAGTTTACCTTTAGATAAAAGAAACCCAGAAGATGTTGATACAAATGCAGAAGACCACTTGTATGACGCATTACGTTATGGTATAATGACTAGACCACGAAGCTCCTTATGGGACTTTAATCCTGCAACTCAGAGAAGCGGCTTTCAAGTTGCTGACCCTACATTTGGATATTAAATATGGACCCTGAAGATTTTACAACAGATTTCGAGTCAAACTTAGAGTCTGATCAATCTGCTTACATTAATGATGTTTCTACATCTAGTATGTCAGACCCTAAAGCAGGTCACATTATTGACCTAGTTATGGGAAAGTTTAAGAAGGCGGAAGATGCACGTTTTGTTGATGAGCAGCGATGGATGAGTGCTTATAGAAATTATAGAGGTATTTATAACAGCGAAGTACAATTTACAGAAGCTGAAAAATCTAGAGTATTTGTAAAAGTTACTAAAACTAAAACCTTAGCTGCCTATGGTCAGATTGTTGAAGTTCTTTTTGGGAGTCAGAAGTTTCCTCTCGCTATTGATCCTACTACTTTACCTGAGGGTGTAGCAGATACAGTACACTTTGATATTAATCCAGAGTCAGAAAAAGGTATGGAGGAACTAAAAGAAACGTTTTCTCCTACGCCTACCTTTGGGCCTGATACAGAGCTTGAACCGGGCGATACTGTCAATAGTATTAGGTCTCGCCTTGGAGCCTTAGCTAAAAAACTAAAGCCTGTTGAAGATAAGTTAGTTGAAGGCGTAGGTACTTTGCCTAGCAGTATTAACTTTAGCCCTGCTTTGGTTGCAGCTAAGAAAATGCAAAAGAAGATTCATGATCAATTAGAGGAATCAGGAGCTAATAAACAACTTCGCTTAAGTTCCTTTGAGTTAGCCTTATTTGGTACAGGTATCATGAAAGGCCCTTTTGCCATTAACAAAGAGTATCCTAATTGGAATGAGGAGGGTGAATACAGTCCTACTGTTAAGACTGTACCTTCTACTAGCCATGTTTCTATTTGGAATTTCTATCCTGATCCTGATGCAGCAAACATGGATGAGGCTGAATACATTGTTGAACGCCATAAACTATCACGCTCTCAAGTTCGCGCACTAAAGGGTCGCCCATTTTTCCGTGATAACGCTATTGATAAATCTCTTAGTATGGGTGAAACCTACGAGAAGAAATGGTGGGAACAGGCAATGGAAGATGACGCTCAAGAATCAAAAGCTGAGCGTTACGAGTTGTATGAGTTTTGGGGCTATGTAGATACAGATGTTTTAAAAGAGCATGATATAGATATTCCTAAAGAATTAAAAGACTCAGATCAATTGAGTGTTAATATCTGGGTATGTAATGGTCACGTTTTACGGCTAGTTATGAATCCCTTTAAGCCTGCTCTTATCCCTTACTACGCTGTACCTTATGAGCTTAACCCATATAGTTTCTTTGGTGTAGGTATAGCTGAAAATATGGATGACACACAGACCCTTATGAATGGCTTCATGCGTATGGCGGTGGACAATGCAGTTATGTCTGGTAACCTGTTAATTGAAATAGATGAAACTAACCTAGTGCCGGGCCAAGACTTGACCTTGTACCCCGGAAAAGTCTTTAGGCGTCAAGGGGGCGCACCCGGACAGGCAATCTTCGGCACAAAGTTCCCTAACGTTGCAGGCGAAAACATGCAACTGTTTGATAAAGCTAGAATTTTAGCTGATGAAAGCACTGGCTTCCCTAGTTTTGCTCACGGTCAGACAGGTGTGTCGGGCGTAGGGCGTACTGCTTCTGGCATCTCTATGCTTATGTCTGCTGCTAACGGTTCAATACGTAATGTAATTAAAAACGTAGATGATTATATGCTTAGCCCTCTAGGTAAAGCGTTTTTTAACTTCAACATGCAATTTGACTTTGATCCCTCTATTAAAGGAGACTTAGAGGTACGCGCACAGGGTACTGAGAGTTTGATGGCTAACGAAGTTCGTAGCCAACGTCTGACACAGTTCTTACAGGTAGTACAGAACCCTGCTTTGGCTCCCTTTGCTAAGATGGATTACATCATTCGTGAGATTGCAGTTAGTATGGACCTTGATCCTGATAAAGTTACTAACTCAATGCAAGACGCAGCCGTTCAAGCTGAGATATTTAAGAAGTTTGCACAGCCCCTACCAACACCTCCAGAAGCAGGAGCGCCCCCTCAGGAGGGTGGCCCACCTCAAGCACAGGGAGGCCCTCAAGGAGCCGCTCCTACAGGACCACAGGACATGGGTGGTGGTGGCGGTGGTAACATAGGTATTGGTGCTGCACCTGCACCGGGAGAGCAAGGCTTTACAGGGAATGTACAGTAATGAATATAGGTAGAATAGGAGCAAAAATCTTAAAAGATATTTTGACAGAAGGTGTAGATGAAACTACAGAGGCTTTAGGTAAGTCTTCTGTTAGAAATGTAGATACTAAAAAAGTAGATATTAACAGAGGCGAAGTTAAGGATGTTTAACCAAGGCGGCTTAATGCAAAGATCAAACAAATGAGCGCACTAAAGAAACTCGTAAACGATAAACCTCTATGGGATTCTTTTTGTGATGAACTAGAGAAGCGCATTGAGCGTGTACATATTACTATGGAGCAATCCGATAGTGCCGACATGATGTTTCGCTTGCAAGGTCAGACTATAGCGTTACGTTCCCTAAAAACATTAAGAGCCGAGGTTAATGCCAATGCCTAGTCATACAACTAACGTT